CCCGATGCGCCGGAGGATTTGCAGTCTGCAAAAGGCAGCTACGAGAAGATGACGATCAACTGCACCACCGTCTCGGCCTCGGACGATGTAGACCCTGACGAGTTGGCCGAGTATGGCAACCCGGCAGGCGTTCCCCTTCGTCTCGACTTCATCTTCAACACGGACCCGAATGAGGAGGCCAAGTTTGAGGGCACCCTCAACCGCCTCAAGGAATTCATGTCCAAGTGCGGTATTGACGTGGAGACCCCCGGCACTTCCCTGGGTGAACGACTGACCGAACTCGCCGGATGCCAATTCCTGGGCGAGGTCAAACAGCGGGCCGACCCGAATGATCCGAATGTGATCTACAACGAAATCGGACGCACCACCGCAGCCTGATTGCAAAAGCAGGGAGGGGCCGATGGTGGCCCCTCTCTTTCCTCGGAGGAAAGAAAATGCAAGGCATACCAAGACTTGAATATTTGGCTGAAGCTGCTCGTCTTACTGGCGGTAATCGAGACCGTGAATACGGAGCGCCTTACGGAAATCTTTCCGATTGCGCACTGCTGTGGTCCGCATATCTGCACGGAAAGTATGGCGGGGACATTCTAGATCCGCTCAATACAAACCTCACCGCCGAGGACGTGGCCTGGTTCAATGTCTTGCAGAAGATGGCCCGCACCTTCTCCGGCTCCAACAAGCCTGATACCTACATCGACGCGGCCGCCTATTCCGCAATCGCAGGCGAGTGCGCAAAAGAGGAGTCCTCCGAATGACATCTGCCAACTTCCGCACCATTTCCCTCGACTCCATCATCATCGACCGTGAGTCTCGGCAGCGCCGCGAACTCCGGAATGTAGAAGAGTTGGCCGAGTCCATTCAAAACGTGGGCCTCATCAACCCTCCCGTCGTGACACAGGACCTTATCCTCGTCGCCGGTGAGCGCCGCCTAGAAGCCTGCCGCACCCTTGGCTGGACTTCCATCTCTGTCCAGTTTGCAGAAGACCTCGACCAGATCACTCTCCACCTCATCGAGTTAGAAGAGAACGCCAAGCGCGAAGACCTCACTTGGCAGGAGCACAACCGCGCCATCTCCACCTACCACAGCCTTCGCAAGCAGCAGGAAAAAGACTGGTCCCAAGCCCGCACCGCGAAAGAACTCGGTGTGAGTGACTCTAAGGTCAGGCAGCACCTGCTCGTGGCGGAGGAACTTGAACGCGCTCCAGAAGAATTTCAAGACGCGGATAAATTCAATTCCGCTCTCAACATAGCCCAGCGCAAATTTGATCGCCGGAAAGAAGTGGCCGAGCGCAAGTTAACCGCCTTGCCTCCGGGCCTGCGCAACACGAAGCCGCTGGAAGAAGGCGAAGCTGCACCCGAGCCCGCCCCGCCGCAGCGCAAGCTGGAGATTGAGAACATATCTTTCCTCGATTGGGGACTGACAGAGACAGACTCCTTCAACCTCATTCATTGCGACTTCCCTTACGGAGTCAACGTTGGGAATAAGAAAGGTCATGGCAACGCACAGTCGCGCGGTCAATACGAGGACACGCCTGATGTATACTTCGAGTTGATCAATCATCTCGGCCAAACTCTGCAAAACTTTTGCTCTCCTTCGGCACACATGATCTTCTGGTTCTCGATGAAATTCCACGACGAGACGAGGACGTTGCTTGAGTCCCAGGGCTGGCGCGTTGATCCTTTCCCCCTCATCTGGCACAAGTCCGACAACGCAGGCATCATCCCCGATGCAAATCGGGGCCCTCGACGCACCTACGAGACGGCCTTCTTCTGCTCCCGTGGTGATCGCAAGATAGTCAAGCCCGTGGCCAATTCTTTCTCCGGCCCCACTACCAAACTCTTCCACACTTCGGAGAAACCCGAGGCCATGCTGCGTCACTTCTTTCGTATGCTGGTGGATGACACGACGCGGCTGCTTGACCCCACCTGTGGCTCGGGGATGGCAGTCAAAGTTGCGGAAGCAATGGGAGCTGAATACTCGCTGGGTCTGGAAATGAATGGAGAGTATGCCGAAGCTGCGCGCACCAACTGCGGACTGTGAGCCATACCTTTGATCTAATCAAACAACCATATCGAGGCTCGCATGTCCGACCGCATCTTCATCCTAACTGACTTCCCATCCCGCGAAGACGAGGCGAAAGGTAGCCTTTTCACCGGGGCTCAGGGCTACATCTTGAAGGGCATATGCTCCCAGGTCGGCATCGACTTGGCCGATTGTCACAAGCACTCCCTTTTCCCTTTCTACGCTCATTCGGCCGAGTCCATTTGCACTCGCGATAAGACAAAGGCAATCGCCGGATACCCCTACCTCAAACGCGGTTACTACATTCCCGCTGATCTGGCTCCTCACCTCGCCACCCTTCGCAATCGTCTCGAGCGCACCAAGCCCAACATCGTGGTCTGCCTCGGCAACCTTCCCCTGTGGGCCATGTGCAAGCAGACGGGGATCGAACGGTGGCGCGGCTCCCCCACCCTCGACTTCACTGGCGAGTATAAAGTCATCACTACCTGGCCTCCCTCAGCCATCAACAAACAGTGGAACCTGCGTCCCGTCGCCTTCATGGATATAAACAAAGTAAAGCGTGAGTCCGAGACACCTCGCCTCTCTCGCCCGTCCAGATACATTCACCTCGATCCCACCCTCGTAGACATCGAGGACTTTTACCACAAATACATCGTCTCGGCTCCCTTCCTCGCCGCCGACATCGAGACCAAGGGTGACACCATCACCGAAATCGGCTTCGCCACCTCCGCCAATCGAGCCCTCGTCATCCCCTTCTGGTCCCGTTTGCGCACCAACTACTGGCGCACGGTAGCGGAAGAGCGCGAGGCGTGGGAGTGGGTCCGGCGCATTCTTGCTGAGAAAGAAACTATCTGGCAAAATGGCCAATACGACATGCAGTATCTCTGGCGCAAAATGGGCATACCCGTGCCACGCTTCGCAGGCGATACCATGCTCCTGCACCATTCCCTGCAACCGGAGATGAAGAAAGGGCTCGGCTTCCTCGGCTCCATCTACACCGACGAGCCGAGCTGGAAATTCATGCGCACCGATCACACGACTATGAAAAGAGAGGATGAATGATGCAAATTCTTGAACCCGGAGGCGCACCCATTCTTTACTACGGCCTTCGCACCGAGCGCGATACTCTCCACGACTGCGATCTTCTCGAAATCGCAGCCCGCCACCCGCACCTCGAGCCCGTAATGCGCGAGCTTCAATTCCGTCGTAACGAGATGGGGAATGAGATATGATTTACTTAGCTTCTCCCTACTCCCATCCCGACCCCCTCGTTCGGCAGGCCCGCTACCACTCCGCAGCCACCTTCGTAGCCCGTGAGTTGTGGAACGGCCTTCCGCTCTTCTCCCCCATCTGCTACGCACACCATATGGCCAACGAGCACGACATGCCGCTCGACGCCGCGTCCTGGGCTCCATTCAACGAATGGGTGATCAGTAAATCATACGCCTTGTGGGTGCTGCGGATTGAGGGCTGGGACAACAGCGTAGGCGTGAACGCCGAAATCGTTCTCGCCCACAGCCTTTCAATACCAGTCGAATACAAGGACCCCTTCTGATGCGCAAATTCAACACCGCCGGGCTCGACGCACAGATGATGCGCACCCTCAATTCCGACGAGGCCGCCAACATTTACAACGGCCTAGATTGCTGCGTAACCTTTGAAGTCTACGAGCGTCTGATGGAAGAGCACGACGCTTCCGCTCAGTGCATCCGAGACACATACGCATTTGCCCTTGCTAAGCAGGCTGCCTTCCTAGACATCTCCATGCGCGGCCTGCGTGTCGATGACGCATCTCGCAAGCGAGCGCAGAAAGAATTGCAGGCCCGCCTCACCCTTCTCAACTCCCGCTTCCAGCGCATCATGGTGGCGATATTCGATACGGAGATAAACTGGAACAGCCCGACCCAACTTAAAACCCTCTTCTACGGCTCGATGCGAATTAAGGAGGTCAAGAAACGCAACGCTCAAGGCGCCTACGTTGCCTCGGTGGATGAGAAATCTCTGCAGCGGGTGGCTCTCAATTTCTACGCCCGACCCCTCGTAAACTTCATCCTCAAGATGCGCGAGCTGAGAAAAAAGATCACATGGCTTGACACTGAAATCGACCCCGATGGACGGATGCGGGCTAATCTCAACATCGCAGGCACCAACACCGGACGCCTTTCCTCTTCCGAGAATGACTTCGGAACAGGCACAAATTTGCAGAACGTGGATAACACCCTCCGCTACCCTTTCGTGGCCGACCCTAGGCGCTTGCTCGTCAACGTCGATCTTGAGCAGGCCGATGCGCGCAACGTAGGTGCAATCATCTGGACTGCCTTCTACGAGTCCCATGGTGCAGAAGAGGCGGGCCGCTACCTTGATGCGTGTGAGTCAGGCGATCTTCACACCCGCGTTTGCAGTATGGCTTGGCGTGAGTTCGATTGGACAGGAGATGTAAAACTTGACAGGGCCATCGCAGATCAGCCCGCTGACCGAGGCATGTCTTATCGCGACCTCGCCAAGCGTCTTGGCCATGGCACTAACTATTTAGGAACGCCCCGCACCATGGCCGGGCACACGCAGACCGAGGTTTCGATTATCGAGAATTTTCAGCAGCGCTATTTCGCCGCCTTCCCTCTTATCAAGGGCTGGCATGAGTGGACTATTCAACAACTTCACGACTTCGGCTACCTCACCACCCTCTACGGCAGGCGGCGTCATTTCTTCGGACGTGCCGCAGACGCAACTACGCATCGTGAGGCAATCGCATACTCGCCACAGAGTATGACAGGTCACCAGATCGACTCTGGTCTTATGAACGTATGGCGCAACAAGCCCGACGCCGAAATATTAATGCAGGTCCACGACTCTATTCTCTTGCAAGTCCCTTGGCACAACTCCGACTCTCACATCGAGGAGGTGATGCGCTTGCTCCACTTCGAAATCGAACTCATCGGCGGTCGTCGTTTCGCCGTCCCGCTCGAGGCCCAGGTCGGATGGAATTGGGGCAAAGCGGGTATGAGCAAGGATAAGAAACAGCTTATCGACAATCCCGAGGGAATGGTTGTTTGGCCCGACCGCTTCAACCGCCAGCCCAAACCACAAAACCGACTTAAGGACTATCTTACATGAGCGATTGGGTCGAGGATTTTCTATCCTACACATCGCACATCACTTCGCCGGAACTCTTCCGCAAGTGGGCTGCGATTTATACAATCAGCGCCACGCTAGAGCGTAAGGTGTGGGTCAGAACTTCCTCGGGCATTCTCTACCCCAATCTCTACATCGTTCTCGTAGGCCCGCCCGGCGTTGGCAAAACCGAAGTAACATGGAGGATTCGTGAACTCATCGGTTCCCTCTCAGACGTTCATCTATCCCCTTCGAGCATGACAAAGGCTTCTCTAATCGACGAACTCAATAAAGCCTCCCGCCACCTGATCCGGCCTAACGAAACGCCTTCAGCGGTTGTATTTAATTCCCTGCAAGTAGTCGCTAACGAGTTAGGTGTCCTTCTTCCCGGATACGAGAACGAGTTTATGAATACCCTCACCGACCTCTACGATTGCAAATACTATGCCGAGACCCGCCGCAGCATTCCCATCCCGATCGAAATCAAGAGCCCCCAGCTTTCCATCATGGCCGCTTGCACACCCTCCTATTTGCAAGCTGTAATGCCGGAAGGTGCATGGGATCAGGGTTTCATATCCCGCACCTTTTTAATCTACAGCGGCGAACAACCGTTGCGTCCGCTCTTCGAATTTGCAACTGAGAATAAGGAAGAAACTAAACTAATAAAGGACGGCCTCAAACAACGCAGTAAACTCTACGGCCGAGTCACTTTCACTCCCGAGGCAGCAAACCGAATGGAGAATTGGCACATGACTGGAGGCGAGCCTAAGCCAGACCATCCCAAACTATTCCATTACTGCAGTCGCCGCACCGTTCACGCACTTAAACTTTCTCTCGTAGCTTCCGTAAGCGAGTCCCTTGACCTCATCATAACCGAGGATCATGTAGGCCGCGCAATAGATTGGCTAATCGAGGCTGAGCTCTACATGGAAGAAATCTTCAAAGAGATGGGAGCTGGAACCCATGGCCAGATCATCGACGAGATATGGCACTTCATATTCAAAGCCTACATGAAAGCAGGGAAGAAATCAGTGCAGGAGTCTCGCGTTCTCAACTACGTAGCTCAACGCACCCCAGCCCACAACGTCGCTCGCATTATGGAAGTGATGGAAAAGAGCGGCCTTGTGAAGAGAGACCTTGCTGGAGGGTATATAGGATACACTCCACAAGGAAGAACTGAATAAAACCACAGTGGGTAATACCCCTACAAATAAAGGAAACTAAACAATGATCCACCCCCGTTACATCACATTCACCACCGCCGAGATCGCGGAGCGCAACCCGCTCGATCAGGAACTTGGCGAGTTGGCAGACTTCCTGTGGAACGACCCGCGTCCGCATCAGGAGGGT